TCCCAATCACAATATCTACGGATAAAACTGCTGGACTCAGATTTGTTTAGGACTCGTATTCCTATGAAGTTTACGTCAGTAAATCTACCTCTAAGTTGTTGAATTAAAGCAGCAGTTAACTCATGATAGTTGTCACCACAGTTATGAGTCTTACCATTGGTGTCTCTGATGAACACACTACCGTGTGTACTAGAGCGTGATCCCATCCATGTGTTTCCATCTTTATCTGTAAATCTTTTTGAGAAAGAGATTGGATGTGCTTCACCATCTGTAAGAGTAATGCACTGAATCTTCTGAACACCTGTCTTCTTTTTGAACTGTGGAATAAGAGAGTTCAATGATACAAGTGCTTCGTTCAAAGGAGTTCCAGATAGACTCAATCCATGAGGAGCCTGATAGAAGTAGTCATTATTCCAACGACCTCTACTATCCATAACTGATGCTGTTCTCCAAATATTCAACATGTGATGTTCTAGATCTTTTTTCTTGACATCACTTGATAGGAACTCAAGCATTGCAAATTGATTATCTACAATAAATTGACCATCTTTGACTTCGTGATGCTCGAAAGGTAGATTGTAATGCCCAATATAAGAATTGTTTGGGTCATATGATGAATAACGATTCCACTCATTAGTGAAAGCGAATACTTGAAAAGGAATTTGAACTTTCTTACAGAACCAAACTAAGTTGTATAACTGTTTGATTGTGTCCATAAGAACTGTACTCATAGATCCAGACCAATCAAGGACAAAGATGAGTCCATGATTCTTACCATCAGGTAGGGTAGTAATCTTTTTGAATAGATCTTCATTGTATTTGTATGAATGAAGCTTTGTGCAATCAAGAACACCTGTCTTTGATACTGTAGCACGAGCATATGCGTCTGCGGACTTACGACACTCAAACTCTTTTACAAGATAGTTGACTTCTTTCTGAGCAGATCTACGGAAGAGTCTGTACTCATTGTCAACCTCTTGGTAAACGTTTCTCTCAGATCTCCCAGGCATCTCTATTCTACTTAAGTCATATCTTCTTTGTTGTTCTGTGTACCATGTATCAAGTTTACTATGGATATCCTCTACTTTGATATGAAGATTGTCAAGCTTGAGCTCTGGTATTGTGCAATACTCAGGGTCTCTACTAC